TATGATTCTTAGTGGAGGCATACAATTTAAGCCAATACAGCTATCGCAGAAAGATATGGAGTTCTTAGAATTGAGGAGGTTTACACGCTCGGAAATTGCTGCGGCTTTTGGAGTACCTTTATCAAAGTTAGGTATATCTGAAGAAGTTAATAGAGCGACTGCTTATGTGAACGATTACACCTTTGCTAAGAATACAATAACACCTAAACTTGTTATGTTAAGGGATGCAATAAATAGATTTTTAGCTAACTATGTTGATGAGAATGTTTATTATGACTTTGATAGTATAATCCCAGAAGATGAAGAGTTTGAAGTACAGAAATACGTTAACTTTGTTAAAGAAGGGATTTTAACGATAAATGAAGTTAGAGCAGAGCTTGGGTTCCCAGAAGTACCTTGGGGTGATACTCCGTTCAATCCTAACTTAATGATGAACTTTGGTTTTCAAGGGACTAACAAAGAACAATCAAAGCCTAAGAGTGTTTTCAAATCACAATTTGAAAGATTGAGATATTGGAAGGCTTTTATAGAGAAGAAACAGAAGACCGAAGATAATTTTAAAGGCAAAGTGGCTAATATGTTTGAGAAACAAAGGCTAAGAGTGTTAAAGAATTTGTCAGAAGCATTGAAAGAGAAGGGGTATCAAGCCGGTGTAAAAAAGATGTCGCAAGCCGAGATTGAGAAAATACTTGAAGAGGTGCTAAGTTTCTTATATGCTTCTGATGAAGAACAAGCTTGGAAAATGTTATATATGAGCGAACAAGCTAAGAATTTTATAAATTCATCAATTGATATAGCTGGTGATTTTGGACTTCCGATGGTATTTGAAACCGATAGTCCGTTTATAACAGAGTTAATGAGTGAGAGAGCGCAAAGGTTTGCGAAGAAAATTTCTGATACAACATATAATCAATTAAAACAAAGTTTGTTAGAAGGATTTTTAGCTGGCGAAAGTGAAAGCAAACTTGCGGAAAGAGTTAACGATGTTATGACACTTGCTAAAAGACAACGCGCTCAAACAATAGCGAGGACTGAAACCTTTTCAGTTGTTAATCAGGCACATATAGAAACGTATAGAATGAATGGTGTTGAATGGAAAGAATGGTTAACCGCTGGTGATGAAAGAGTGAGAGATATGCATGTAGCTGCGGATGGTCAAATAACAAAGTTAGATGATTATTTCAATGTTGGTGGAGAGTATCTTATGTATCCGGGTGATCCTAATGGTTCACCTGAAAACATAATTAATTGTCGTTGTGTTAGTTTGCCGGTTATTTCGTGATTTTTTAAGAATGTTATATAATATGTTCGGAGGTGCTTAGGTATGGAGAAGATGATAGCAAAGGCGTTTGTAAAAAGCATAGATGATTCTAAAAGAATCTTAGTTGGTGTTGCGTCGACAGAAGTCGTGGATAGATATGGTGATGTTGTCAAACAAGATGGCTGGGAGTTAGAAAATTTCAAGAAGAATCCTGTTATGCTATGGTCCCATAACTATAATGAGCCACCGATAGCTAAGATTGTTAGTGTTGAAATTAGGGACGGAAAATTAATGTTTGAAGCGCAATTCCCGGAAAAAGGACTAAATGAGTTAGCTGATAAGGTGTTCGAGTTATACAAGGCAGGGTTCTTGAATGCGTTTAGTATCGGATTTCTGCCTAAGAAATATGAGCCAAATGAATATGGTGGATATACTTACGTTAAGCAAGAATTGTTGGAAATATCAGCGGTGACGGTTCCTGCTAATCAGGAAGCATTGAGCCTGGCAGTTAAGTCGCTTGATTTAGAGAATGAAGAAGTTAGAAGGAAAATCAAAAAATTGTTCGAAGAATTCGGGTTAAGAGAGTTAGAACAAAAGTCAGCTGTTCCAAGTCATACTTCTGAAAAGTTAGATGAAAATAGCGCTTGGGATGCAACAGAAGCAGTTAACAAACTTAGAAAGTGGGCAAGTAGTGATGGATCAGGAGATAAGGATACAATTGATTGGGATAAGTATAAGTGGGGTTTTACGTGGTATGATGGCGAGGATAGAGAAAACTTCGGGAGCTATAAATTGCCACATCACACGGTTGATTCTAACAATGTTTTGGTAACGGTTTGGCGTGGTGTAGCTGCGGCCATGGCAGCACTGATGGGCGCAAGAGGTGGTGTCGATATACCTGATAGTGATTTCGATAGAGTTTATAACCATCTTGCAAAACATTATAGAGAGTTTGATAAAGAACCACCGGAAAAGGAATTTGTTTTAACTGTTAGAGAATTATTTAATAGAGTTAAACGTGCAGAGGAAAAGGTAAACGAAGTCGCCGAAAAAGTGTTAGACAATCACAAAGAAATTGAAGCTATTAAGGATACTTTGTTAGTTTTCGAAATGGTAGGAGATGATAATGGCGAGGAAGAGCCCGAATTTGATGATGAAGTAGTCGAAGAAGAAAAGAATGTTAGCGAGAATGTGGAGGAAGAAAATTTAAGTGAGAAGCTTAAGAATGTTTTAAAAGAATTTGTTAAGGAGGTTGAGAAAAATGGAAGAAATTAAAAATACTCTTAAAGAGTTTTTTGAAACTGAGGGTAAAGCGATAATTAAAAAAGTTACCGAGGAAGAAATAACAAAGTTTGCCAGAGAAACGCTGAAAGTTCCAGAATTTTCTGCTGGTGAAAAGAAGGATATTAATCTATTTTTCAGAGCATTAGTTGACAGAGATATTGCTACTGTTAAGGCTTTGAGTTCTGGCGTTGATACTGCTGGTGGGTATTTTGTTCCTGAAGAATTTGTCGCAACTGTGTTAGATATAGCTAAGGATGTTGGGTATTTGAGAAGATATGGAACAGTAATTAAGATGGGTTCTGATACGCTGAATATACCTAAACTTACAGCTAAACCTTCTGTTTCTTGGGTAAGTGAAGGTTCCGCAATTACAACTGGTCAGCCAACTATCGGCCAGGTTCAACTTGTGGCGAAAAAGGCTGGATTGATTGTTCCTATCACAAGAGAGCTCTTTATGGACTCTAAAGTAGACCTTCAAATATTGTTAGGCAGAATAATCGCTGAATCACTCGCAGAAGCAGAAGATAATCAAGGCTTCGCTGGCGACGGAATGGTATTTACTGGCGTTTTGAATGATGCAAATGTTAATGTTGTTAGCATGCCAGCAACAAAAACTGGATTTAGTGATATTACAGCAGACGATTTGATTAACTTAATTAGTGCTGTTCCTTCAACTGTATCGAAGAAAGGCGCATTCGTAATGCATAGAAGTGTGTTAGCGCAGATTAAGACACTTAAGGACGGTAATGGAAGCTATCTGTTCAATCCTGTCGACAAGACAATTTGGGGTTATCCGGTCTATACAAGCGATATAATGCCAAGTATGAGCGATAGTGCTGCAGATAAGAAATTTATTATCTTTGGTGATCTTAGCTATCTCTATCTTGGTGATAGAGAACAGATAAGTGTTGCAATTGCCGACCAGGCAACTGTCGGAACCGATAATCTCTTTGAGAAAAATATGTTGGCTTTGAGAGTTATTGAAAGAGTTGGAATTGCAGTAGCAATGCCAAGCGCCTTTGCGGTATTGAAAACTGCAGCAGCTTAATAATGTTAGTTGGCCTCTGCCTTAACGGGCAGGGGCTTTTAATTGATTTTAAGGGGTGAGATGATGAAAGTTAAAGTAAAGAAGGCAATATATCACTTTGGAAGGATAGAACCTAACACTGTTATCGATTTACCTGATGACGTTGTGAAAGCCTTTGGTGATGAGTATTTGGAGATATTAGAAAAGCCGAAAGAGGTGGCTAATGATGTTAGTGACGCTGGACGAAGTGAAACAGTATCTCGAAATAAGCGGGACAGAACAAGACGAAAAACTTAATCTCTTACTCGCGGCTGCAGATAGTTATATCAAAGACGAATGTGGAAGAGAGTTTGAATATAATACTTTTATTGAATATACTAAGTTTAGTAATGGTGTTGTGTTTTTGCGTGAAACACCGATTGAGTCAATAGTTAGTATAACAGACTTAGATGGAAATAGTTATAGCCATGAATACCTTGATAAAGAAAATGGAATCTTAATCTTAGCTGATAAAGTTGATTTTGAAGCAGAAATTGAATATATTGGTGGTTATCAGGTTATACCGGCTGATCTTAAAATGGCAGTTATCCGTATTGTTGAATATTTGCTGTCATCATCGGAAGGGACTAAGAGTGTTAATCTTGAAGGGTTGGCAGCAAGCTTCGGTGATGTTTCAAGCTATGTGATGAATGTTATTGATAAATATCGTGGGATGTGGATATGATGTTTGATTTAAAAAATGTTGGGTTAAAATTCTTAGGTAATTTGGCAAAAACACCAATAATAGTTAAAATACCTAATGGCAGAAGCATTGATCCTGCTACCCAAAAGACAGTATCTAACTTTGTTGAAACACAAACCTTTGCTGTTGTTAGACAAATAAGTGCTGATGTGGTATCTCATTCGAATAACTATCTTTCACAAAATTCAAGACAGGTAATTTTTAAGGCTGATAATATTAATCTTACTAATGATAGTTTAGTGGTCATTGATAACGTAGAATATAAAATAAAACAGTTAGCTTATCGAAATGGATATTTTATTTTGCTGGTGGATGAGAAATGAAGAAATATGGCGATTCAAGATATTTAGAGCTCCAGAGTAATGTTGATGAGTTTAATAGGAAATTGCAGAATCTTCAAAAATTAACACCTGAAGCAGCTAACTATGTTTTAAATAAAATAGCATTTGGACTTTTTTATGATATAGTGAAAAGAACGCCGATACAAACAGGTAGATTAAGGCGCTGGGAGATTAAGAAAGTTAATAACTATCTTTATCAGATCTCTAACCCGACGGAATATTTGATTTACGTTGAGTTTGGCGTTAAGGGGCATCCGCTTTCTGATGTTCCAGAGAAGAGAAAAAGGAGTCTAAGATACTTATTCGCTAAGGGTATTCTTGAGAGTGTTAGGGTTGGCGCTGGAGAGTATCAGATTATCTATCATTATACACCTAAGAAACAAAGTGTTGGGTTTATTAGAAATACCATAAAAGAATGGGCAGATAAAACACCTAAGCTTGTTAGAGATTATCTAAGAGAGTTTATTATAAAGACGTTATCAAGGGGATGATAACTTGACATATTCGTTTTACATGAATATGGTTAAGAGTATTAGGAAGTTTTTTTACGATATAGATAACACAGTTAAATGGTATGTTGATGAATTCAATGCGGATATGGTAGATGATGAGTTTGTTGAAGTCCTTTCATCAACAAGAATAAGAGAAGACGAGATTTTACCAGAGGTATCGGATTTGATAAACGTTAACGTTTATTCGAAGGCAGACGTTGACGCTTTGGTTGGGAAAATATATGATGCTTTAAACAATAGATTTATAGATGTTTTGGATTTTGAGAATGGAACATTAACAAGGTTAGATAGAATTTATATAACCAGAATTGAAATAACTAACTTAGGCAATATTAGCGGTTATCAAGTTAAGAATCTTAGTGTATTTATAGAATATTTGAGTGATATTTAATTTGGAGGTGATTTGAAATGGCAAATACTTTTCCGTTAAAACCAAATGACGCAGGATATATACGAGTACAATTTTATGATGGAAGGTCCGTAACAGACTGTACAACTGGTGATAATTATCCTGCGTTAATCGAAATCAAGTATTTTGGTGAACTTCCTGAACTAAAAGAGCCACGAATAAGAGCTGAACTAACTCCATTTCTTGACAGAGGCTCATTTGTTGGTTTCGAATTCGATGATGATACGATTGATGTCCCAGAAATTACATTTGAAGTCGATATTGTTGACGACCAAGTTACAACGAATGAATATCTTCTTCAAAAATGGTTTCAAGAATTGAAAGCGCCTGATACTTACAATACGAGTAAAGATGCGTTAATCTCTACAAATGACGGAAACGCGCTTGTAAGAGCGCAAGATGGAACAACTAAGAATATTAATTTGCCTGCCGGACTCTTTACTGTCGGAATGGTAGTGCTTTTCGACAACGGGAACGCTGATACTAAATTCGGTTTTGACTTCCCGTATGTTGAAATTCGTGATTCCAGTTTCGCAACTGGTGATGGACGTGGTAAATTTAGTTTCACTGGTCGAATTTGGGGCGTACCAACTCCTACAACTACCTTGAAGACACAATCGACAGCTCCTTGATGGGAGTGACGGATAATGGAGAAAACACCGTTTAAGTTTAAGATTGTTAACGCGCAACTTGATGGAATGAAATTGAAAACTGTAGTTGATTTTGGTTACGGCTGGAAGGAGCAAATAATAGAGTTAGAGGATGGAACGACCGAAACGGTTTATAATGGAAACATTGTTAGAGAAACGATTGAATTACCGTTTTTGATGACGGCTCAGCAAGTTCAGGACTACCTTTTAGCGTATTGGAGCAATAAATATGGGGCTTTAGATACGTATTATCAAACTCTGAATGATTTAGAAAGTTTGAAAGGGCTAACAATGTAAAAGCGGGGAGGTAATGCCTCCCTGCTTTTTAAGAGGTGAGAATAATGGCAAGATTAATTAATAAAAGAAACTTAGCTTTGTATATTGAAAACTTAACTAAAAAAGAAAAACTTTCTTACCCGTTTCAATCGATTGATAGGACTAACTTGGGGCGTAATACTGCTAACCTGAAAATCTATCCGGTTACGATTGTAAATTTGTTAGGCAGATATGGAAATTTTGAGGTTGACTCAAACGGTGATGGACTTGCAGATGGCTGGACTGCTGGTTCGTATGTTTCACAAAAAGAGTTAGTTAGTGGTGTTATAGGCCAAAAGGCCCAAAGATTCATAACTACGAGACTATATAATAATGTTTCGTATCGTATTACTTGCTCTGTTAATATTGAGAAAAAAGCTGGTGATGCCTTTTTTCTATCCGCATGGATGAAAAAAGGTTTGGACGCTAACTATATTTGTCTAGGCTGGGAGGGAGAACATACAGGGTATTTTTCTACACAATCAACTTCTTGGGAGTATAAATATCGAACTTGGATAGCCCAGACTACTGGTTCTGGGAGAATATACTGTTTCGCACTTAGTGGGATTGATGGTGGAAATAATGAAGGTTATCTTGATGGTGTTATGGTTGTTAATCTTTCGTTAATGGGTCATCTCCCGCCACCTTTGAAAGAATATTTCTCTAACCAAGTTAGCTTGTGGTCGGACTTGGCTACAACTTCTAATATAACCGCTATTGACGGTAAAACAAAAACAGGTGAGGAATGGCTAAGTGAGTTAATCCCGTATGTTGATAGCGTTAAAACTGTGGGATACGCTTGGGGGGTGTGATTAAGAATGTTTGAAATAAAACGAATAGGGAAAAACTTTGTTGAAAATCCGAATTGGTATCGTCTTGCTGGAAATATACAATTTATTGTTTTTAAAAATGGCTTTATCGCTCAATCTACGGATTCTAATAACGGGATAATTGGTCTTGATATTTTTCTCTTGGCTGGAACTTATACGTTTTCGACAAAGACTGAAACAAATACTTCTGGATATCCGAATTGGTATATTTTTCGAAAAAAGCCGTTCAAAGTTATTTATCGTGGCGGTATTCCTAAAACACCGGTAACTTTAGATATTCCTTATTCCGATATTTACTTTGTTGGCTTTGAATTTTATTGCGAAGGAAATGGCGAAATAAAAATCTATGATATGCAGATAGAAAGAAATGATGCAGCAACTGAATATGAAAAACCATCAATTAAGAAAGTTATATTTGATACAGAATTATTTTCTATACAAGGATTTAGTGATTATATTGAAAATAATTACCTAGTTAGACATATTAAACGTGAAACCAAAATAACTGATGGAAGCGGCAACTTTACGCTTTCAGATTGTTTGAGCGGTATAAAAGCTATTGTAATCAATAATACAAATGGTGAAGTTAAAATCTTAGATGCTGCTGCTACTATTTCAACGGGCTGGAATAATACAGAAGTTACGGTAATTTACGTTTCTAAAATTCCGGAAGTTATTGAACTTCCAGAAGAAACAAAATTAGATTTAAATAATAATATTAATCATTTTATAGCTAACAATCTTGAAAAAGATACTTATCAAGGTGATGGAACTACTACGACGTTTAATCTTTCGAAGACTGCAATTGATACAAATTATCAAGTATTTTTAAATGGTGAAATAACCGATGGAATTTCTAAAACAACGACAAGCTTTACGTTTGATGAAGCACCGAAAAATGGAGCTTTAATTGAAGCAGAATACAATGTTAGCCTTATCCCTGCTGTAGTTGGTGTTGAAGTTTTGGAAGGCGAAGGAACTGAAACATTGTTAGATTTTATTACAAGTTTAAATATTCGGGTTGAAAATGATAATATGCAAGCCAGAAATATCTTAGGTGAGGTTAAGACTATTAAGATGCCTGAAACGTACAGAATAACGTTAACACGAAACATGTTAGAAAATATTGAGAAGTTTTACAATGAATACAAAGACAAAACTTTTAGGCTAAAATTGTTAGATACTTCTACAAATGAAATTGAATACCTGACGCCTTGTAAAATTGTTAGTATGAACCGAGATTATTTTGGAAGAATTGAAAATATTGATATAATCGCTTTGGACTACTATAAAGCATAAGGGAGGTTAAATTATGGCAGCTAAGAAAATTTTGAAGCTTAAAGAAATTTTGAAAGAAAGAGATAAGTATAAAGGCTATTTTAGGTCACGTGGTTATTCGGAAGTAAAAATAACAAGGTTAGGTGATAAAGGCAATCAATATGAAGAAATTGTTGCAATTGAAATCTACCCGTTGGGCGACCATCCTGTTTTGAAGGAATTTAGAGAAAAATACCCGCAACCACAGCCACCGGTAAAAAGAGACTTAGTCGATTTGACTACTGGTGAAAGTGTTGTGAAACTTGGATTAAAACCATCGCAAGTGAAAGGGAATCCCAAATATGGCTTTGCTGATGTATATGATTTTACAGATGAGAAATATCAAAAAGAATTAGAAGAATGGAATAACAAGCTAATAATGTTGCAATTAATGATTGTTTTCGATGTGGTAGATGAGTTTGGAATTGACAAGATTGACGAATTTGAAAAGTATCTAATAGAGTTAGGATTTACGGCCAATCAGTTAAACAAGATAGCGGAGGATATTAAAAACCTTGATTTTTTACCAGCCGAATAGAAGAGCAGGAGATAAGAGATTGGTTTGAATGGGATAAATTCGAAGAAAATCCAGAACATTTGCCGCTTGCGTATGTGATTATGAAAGTTTGTGAGAAATTCGGATTTACTTATGAATACTGGGATAGCTTGCCGAGAAAGGAACAACTAAGATACTTATATTATATCACGATGGATTCAAAAAAGATGGAGTATGAAACGCAGAAAGCAAAGAAAGAAGGTGCTAACCTAAGAGGTGATTTGAAGTGATTGAAGGATTAAAATTTGATGTTAGTTTGAATTCGAAGAATTTTGAAGCTGGGATAAAATCGATGTCTAACTCTCTTAAAGGGTTAGAGAGTGGGTTGAATAGACTAAAAAATACTGTCCTTGGACTTGTTAGTGCATGGGCGTCTTTTACTACGATAAAGAAGAGCATTAACTTATTTGCCCAGCAAGAGCAAGCAACCTTAAAACTCGCATTTGCCACACAGAGGTTTACGAAGAATGCTAAACAAACTTTTGATACTATAAATCAGTTAGCTGATAGTATGCAGGAAACAATAGGCGTTGGGAATGAATATGTTCAGAACTTAGCTGCAATTGGCTTGTCGTATGGAATATTTGAAGAGAAAATTACCCAGGCAACTGAAGCAAGTATTTTACTCTCGAAGATTATTGGAACAGACGCTCAAACTATTATGAGAGGTTTCGCTCAAACTCTACAAGGACAGTTGGGCATCCTTGGAAGATATATTCCGGAACTAAGAAACTTAAGCGATGAACAACTTCGTTCGGGTGCTGCAATTGACTATGTGGTTAATAGGTTTAGTGGATTGAAAGAGGCTCTTGGTGGAACTACACAGGCTAACTTAGATAAAATAAAATCGTATTTAGGGGATATAGGTGAATATTTAGGTTCTATTTTCGCGCCTGCGGTAAAGCGAACGGCTGACATTGTTAAATGGTTTGCGACTGCTTTGGCAGACCCGCAGCAAGCGATTGAAACTATTAAACAAAAAATAATAGATTTTTATAACTCTCTTAGTCCTATTGGCAAGGCTGTTTTGAGTGTTGCTGGTGCTTTTCTCGGATTCCAGATTGCAGTTGGTGCTTGGAATTTGCTGGTTAAAGCTATCGGACTTGGCGGCGCGGTTATCGTTAAGACTTTTCAGACAATCTTCTCGTGGCCGTTTTTGTTAGCTTTTGGTGCGTCGGTTATCTATGCAGCTTGGCACGATAATTGGTTTGGAATAAGGGATTTAATTAACAATGTTTGGCAGAAAATCGAGCCGATATTCATGGCGATGTGGAACTGGATTACAAAAAGTTGGAAGTGGACGGTAAATATTGTTGGTGAAGGTTGGGAATGGATTAAGAATGTTTTTCTACCGTTAGCTGGGCAAGTGTTAGCCACGACTTGGAATTGGCTTATAAATATTAGCGAGAAATTATTTAACTTTGTTAAAGATATTGCCATCCCTTGGCTTGGCAAGACTGTTGCGACTGTTTGGAAGTGGCTAACTGAGTTCGCCGGTAATAGTTGGAATTTCTTAAATGAGAAAGTTTTTCCGTTTGTCGGTAAGGCTGCAAATACGATTTGGACTTGGACGGTTAAGTTTTTTGGTGAATACTTGCCGAAAGCAATTGAATGGGTTGGAAATACAATTGGAACGGCTTGGCAATGGATAATTAACTTTGTTGGTGAAGGCTGGAAGTGGCTAACAAATAAAGCCTTACCATGGATTGGGCATGCGGTTGAAACAGCATGGAATTGGCTTATTGAAGCAAGTGGTAAATTTTGGGATATATTAGGCGATGTTTGGGATTGGATAGGTGGTGCGGTAGCTACTGCATGGGATTGGACTTTAAATATGTTTGACAATTTAGGCAAAGGCTTGGTTTGGATATACACTAACATTCTTAAACCGCTTGCAGAAGGAACTTGGAACGTTTTAAAGACTTCTTGGGATTTTGCGTTAAACATTGTTTCAGGAATTGCTGAAGGTTTTGTTTGGTTTTATACTAACATTCTTAAGCCGTTAGGTTCTGGATTATGGAATGTTTTTAAAACAACTTGGGAATTCACGACAAAAATAGCTACGAATATTGGGGAAGGTTTTAAATGGTTTTATGATAACGTTCTGAAACCTTTTGCTGTTGATACTTTGAAAACTGTTTGGGATATTGAAATCAAACGTGCTGGCGAGATTGAAGAAATATTTAACAATATTAAAGCGGACATAGAAAATCAGGACTGGCAATCACTTGGATTTGATATAGCTAAGTTTATTAATACAGGCATTGCGACTTCTCTTGATATTGTTGGTGCAATTGCTACTGGAATAAAAAACGCTTTTGTATCGCTTAGACAAGGATTGGGTGGTGTTAAAGAAAGTTTGATAAACTTTATTAAAGAAACCTTAGCAAGTGAGCCAGTATCGGTAGAAGTTGGAGTAGAAAGTGGTAAAAGTTTCTTTGATAAATTAAAAGAATTTGCTGAAAAGACTGGCATTTCAGAAGTTGCAGTGTCAATGGTTGCAGCTGGTATTCAAATAGGAGAAGCATTGAAAGAAGGTTTGTTGCTTGCTTTTGATTTAGCTCAGATTATTGGTTTAGCGATTGGAGCAATAGGTGCGAAATTTTATAAAGAAGTTATTGAGCCTCTTGGTAAGAAAATCGCTGAACATATTGGTGAAGGATTGAAGGCTGCGCTTGACTTTGTTAGCTGGATTGGAACAAAAATAAAAGAACTTTGGAATAGTCTAATACAGTTAGGCAAAGATATTGGTAATGCGCTTATCGAAGGGATTAAAACAGTCTTTTCTTTCATTAATCCTCTTAACTGGTTTAAAAAACCTACTCCACAAGAAATTCAAGAATGGGCTGCTGGTAGTGGTGGCGGTTCTGGCGGTGCATTTTCGACTGGTGGCTTTGTTTTTTATCAGACTGGAGGTTTTACTCCTGATATAGGGACTAACAATGTTGCGGGCGTAGTACATGGTGGTGAATGGGTAGCTCCTGCGTGGATGGTGAAAAAATACAAAGCATTCTTTGATTGGCTTGAATTAGTTAGACAGCGCGGTTATCAGACTGGCGGTTTTGTAAATGATGGAGTTCAAATAGGTTCAAAAGACTGGTTTAGCCTTCCTTGGGAAGAGAAAATTAAAACAATGTTTGATAGTTATACAAGAGTTTGGGGAGAAAATATTAATCTCCTTGTTGGATATATACAACAGTTAGCCGATAAGATGGGGCTTGAATTACCGCAAGAAGTAATGGAATCGATAGACTCACTAAATAACTTAGATAGTGTTTTTGGAAAATTAGGCGACCAACTTGGAGAAGTTAAAAGCGAACTTGGTGAGTTTGCTACTGCCACCACGAATGCGACTAAGGAACTTAGCCAATCGGCACAGGTTGCGAATTCTGCCTTACAATCTTTGGCGAGTCATATTGAGTGGTTAAGTTATTCAAATGGTGGCTTGAAGCTTGATTTAGGCGCTGGAATTGGAAACTTTATTAACATTCTTTTAGGCGGGGTGCCGCAAATCTTCCCGGTGTTGAATTGGGTGTTTAATCCGTTTTCTGCTTTGGCTAACTTTATTTTAGATATGTTAAGACCGAAACCGAAAGAACCTGAATTCACACAAGAAGAACCTACAACCTATGGTCAAACATTTGTTGCTGGAACGCCGAAAGAAGTAGTGTATAACTTTAACGTTGTGTTTAAGGAAAACGTGCTTTTAACTGAAGATGAAAATGCGCAGAAAAGATTGTTTGAGGCTTTTGTACGCTATGTTCAGGAACACGGCGGAACTGAGGTGGTGTTCGGATGAAAATAGGAGGAATTAGTTTAACGCCAACGAGTGTTAAGGAAAGATACAGAAGCATTGAAAATTTTAATGAGTCGCTTAACGGTAGTGTTTACGGTAAACACCATGGTGGTTATTATATTTGGATAATAAAGTTAGATTTTTTGACCGAGGACCAGAAAAATGCGATAATAAACTTAAAAGAAGATAAATTTGTTTTTGAAGATGAAAATGGTTATCGTTGCTATGCAAGAATACAAGGCGATGTAGAGTTTGAAGAGTTTTTTGATTATAACAAAACACCGTTTTATTCAACTAACATTGTTATTGTGGAGGTTGTGAAATGAGTTTAAAAGTTCTGCTGAATGGCAGCGATATAACTAACAGAGTTATTTCTGCGAAAGTTTACAAATATTTGTCAACCTCCAAAGGTATAAATCCGAATGAAGCGATAATAGTGTTAGATAATTCGGATAATTATTTTACGGCTGATGCTCTACCTGATGAAAATACGCTTTTGGAAATTGAATATAACTCTGTTAAATACTTTAAAGGATATATTTATCGACCGCGTTTGAATGCCAGAGCCTCACAGATGACCATAAATGCACGTGATTATTGGAAAATAATGGAAAAACGGACACTTCCAAATGTTGTGTATCTCAATCAAAGATTGTTAGATGTTTTGAAAGATTTGATTAACAGAGGCGGCGAAGACCCTAACAATCTTATAGGCGATGACCCTGATATAACTATCCCGTTTTTACACTTTGAGAAAGGAACAAGGCTTACCGATGCGATTAAAAAAGTGTTAGAAGCTGTTGACGGATTTATGTGGTATTCAGGCGATGGGACTTTGAATTTTAGAACAATATTTGCAAGACAGAATTATACAGGAACGTATCAACCGATTAATATTGTTGGTGAGATAAATCCGAATCTATTTGAAAATCTAACTTTTAGAAAGCTAACTCCTGAATGTAATATAGCAACTGTTGAAATTGAAACTAAGAGTGTTAAAGATGAAATTGAAACGATATATTTCGGGGCAACGGAAGAGCAACCGTTTAGAGTGCCTGCTGGTGGTTATCCTGAGGACCCGGACGATAAGTTTTATGTTGACTTTGACGAACCTGTTTGGTGGATTGAGCAATATACGGATATTGAAGTGGTGGCAGACCAGCCAAATGTATTCGTTGACCAAGGAGTCTATGAGTCTAACTTTCTTGACAATATAGTGAGTCCGGGAGTCCTGAAAAATCCGTGGAGGCTTGAATTAAAGATTGTTAACAATTCAGGCGTTGATGCTAACATTACCACTTTTATCATTGAAGGAAAGAAAGTTAAAACGGCTAACTTTGTTGCGTCTTCTGGTAGTGGAATACCAGAGGAAGAATACAAGCTAACTTCTGACGTAATTGCCGACAAAGATTGGGCGAAACGATTGGCGGATTGGCTGCTACAAGTTAAGGGTGAAAAATGGGAAATGGAAAACATTAAGATTGTTGACTTTGATAAACATAATGTTTTTGATGTTGGTAAGAAAGTTAGCGTGAAATATGATGATTATAACATAAACGAGAATGCTTTAATAAATGGATTAACACTTGATTTTGATAGGTCTTTAATAGAGTTAGCTGTTGAACAGCTGATTGGTGAAACATATTCATATCCAGGTGGTGTTGGCGGTACTGAAGAAAAACCTTCGGCTCCAGGTGGTCAAGGTGATGGAGCGTCTCCACCTGCACCAGCAACGATAACTGCAACTCCTGGAATAGGACTTATAACTGTTAGCTGGTCGTCCGTTTCACCACAGATTTATGATTTTTCGTATTACGAACTTCAAAGAAGCGTTGATGGTGGGGCATGGGAAACAGTAATAAGTACAGAAGGCAATTCGTATGTGGATAAGAATGTTAGTTATTCTTCTACCTATAAGTATCGTGTGAGAACGTGGGATATAGAATATAAATCGAGTGCTTTTACAGAGATGACAACTACTGTTTCGCCTGTAAGAGCTGGAACTGATGATATTGCCGATGAAACAATAACGGCTAACAAACTTAACGTGGCTGTTGATTTATCGGTTGGGCGTGTTATAAAAATAGGTGATATTCTTAGGATGGGTTATGATGAAGAAGAGCCGTTTGCTGGAATAAAGGTCGGAACTAATGAAGAAGGATATTTATTTGATAGTAATGGACTAAGAAAGTTAATATCTAATCAAGCGTTTGAAGTCGCTTCAATTATCTTTCAAGATGTTCTGGACTTCGATGGTAGTACGTTAAAGAAAAGGATAAACCTTCCAGGAAAAATTTCAATCGACAGAATAAAGGTGCTAACATCGATAAATAGTTTGCAGAATGTTCTTCAAAATATGTTAGCTTTTACATCTTACGAGATTGTTCCTGATTCTGCTGACCCTACACTTACATCTCAAATTGATATTGTTGCCGGGATAATGGACGGGATAAAAAAGTTAGTTGCAACGACGGTGTGGAGTTATAACTCTTCACCTAAGAAAAATATTGCTATTGCTTTGAATAATGTTTCGCGCGTGGAGATAGAATACCAAGGAGTTATTAGACTAAAGAAGAATTTCCTTTTCTGGACTGACTATAAGGATTATGTTGGAAAAAAGATGTTGTTTTCATATGATTATCCTACAATAGGCGATTTTTCGATGAAGATAACGTTTGATAATTATTCGATTGAAGACTTGCCTGGAACCGCCGCAAAAACTTATTTGTATAACATTGTTAATTATGGAAATGGTGTTAGTGAAACGCATGCCCCTTATGTATATGAGAATGATTTCTATACTACTATGAATCCGCAGCCTTCGGGATATCCGAAGGAATATATCAACGTTTACGCGTACCAGCTAAATAGCGGTGTGATTTATCCTTTGAAGGCGCTCGTGAATGTTATGATTTTCTTAGTATAAGGAGGTATTTATATGTACGCTTGGGCGCTGGGTTTTTCAAGTGGTGGTTCGACTACATTTGTTTTTCAGAAAACACAGTTTGATGTTGTCGAGCCTACTCATCCTGACATTATTTTTGCGGACTTGAAGTATATCGCAACTGATAACGATATAGTCGACTATTATCTGCGCGATAACTCTGATGGAACTTATACGTGGGTTTTTGTTGATATATTTGGGAACGAGTATGATGGGCAAGAGGCTAACTATGTTGAGATTTCGGCTAGCTATGATGAACTTACGGGTTATCTAACAATTACGAGAAGTGGGAGTATTCCGATCGTTGTGGAGCGCTATTCAAGTGAGTTAGGCGGATTTCAAACGTTGGCAACTTTTTCGGCTGGAACTTCTGAT